AATCAACGATGCGCGTCGTGAGGCTCTCGACGCCTTGGGTAAAAACTCTACCCCTGCGCAGCGGAAGGAAATCGTCAATGCCGCTCGGGACATGCAGGGTGAGGTCTTTAAGCTGTACAACGAGTTCTACAACTCGAAACGGCAAGAGCTACAGCAATAAAAAAACCCCCACCGGTTAGGGTGGGGGTTAGTCTTAACCAAATGGAAGGAGCAAACTTCCGTTGCAAAACTTAAGCTAAGTGCGCCAGATGCGCAAGCCGCGTATGCCGTCTTCGATAGACACCTTGGTAATCACCTTAATTTTCAATCGCTTAAGCACGGCCATAATCTCTTTACGTGCGTTGGGTACGTCTAGACAGGGTATGAATATGGAGTACCCCCGTTTAAAGGCCCTCCAATTAACGTTGTAGTTAACCTTCTCCACCACCATCGGAGTCACCCGCAGGGATAATGTTATCCATCTTGAGGAACTCGCTATGCTTGCCGTCTAGCAAGAGGCAGTGCACGGCGAGAGAGGATATCTTCATACCCTTAGAAAGACGGTAGCTGCCTGCTTTGATAAGGATACCTCGGTCCTTTAGCTCCTGAACCGTGCTCTGGTAGTTGATCTGTGCCTTCACACAATCCTGCTTAAAAGCGCTGGCGACAAGGAACAGCCGCTGGGTGTCGGGCTCATACCGAATAGATAGCTCCCCCTTAGGTTCCATAGTGGGCATAGCCGCAACATTGGACCGTGCATCTACGGAGTCGTTAACCACCAGCACGTTTTGCATATGCCGGTTGATATAGTCCCCGACGACAGACATCACATCTCCCACTGGCATCTGCACCTGATCGCGCATGGTGTGGAACATGCTTCTAACCCACACATTGATAGCCTTTAGGTCCCAGTCAATGAGGCCCAGTTGGTGCTTGGCAATGAGCGCGCCCGTCATGTTAGCAGCGATAACCGCAGACCATAGGCGTTCACGGGGTGTAAGCTTGAGTTCGCGGTCGATCTTAGCTTGGATAGCCAGCGCGGTGTTCTTGGCTTCTTCTAGATTGTTAACGAGCCACGTAGCGTAGATATCCCCTGCGTGCCCGTAGTTCTCCATCAGTTGGTGGTCAAACATCTCCTTGGCATATGCCGGTTCCAGAACATCGGTGGCCTCGATGTTGTACTCAATCATACGCATCATCTCGCCATCGGCACTGTTCTTAATGGCGGCTAGCTTTTCCCCGAAGGACGCGTTGGACGAGCACAACGATATGGTTGACCACGTAGTCAGGTTTGCGCGCATCTCGTTCACTTGCTGTTTGAGGCGGTCCTTACCGCGCCCTTGAGACATGCTGTATGCGAGGGCTGAGAACTCGTCCCCCTTGGTGTTTGTCATCTCGTCAATAGTGAAGGGTAGGTTGTTCATGATACCCAGACGCAGTGTGCGTGCGTTGAGCGTGTCGTCTTTCTGAGCGCACAAGTTATATGGATGTCCATACACGCTGTTGCACATACGCAGTATGGTCGTCTTACCGGTGCCGGACCTAGGATGGATGACGTTAATGATAGCGCCGTTCTGACCAAGGAACCTTAGTATAGGCGCACCGAAGGCAGTAAGCGCAGCGAACGCATGGGGTTCAAGACCCGGCTTCCCGTACAGGGCGAAGACTTCCTTCCACTTCTCCAGTGTGCCTGTAGGTACCATCTGCGCTGCGATGGTAGAGGTTGTTGAAGACGGGGGACTATGGAATGTGCCGTCCTTGCTGATCTCCCGGTCGCCAATGATAAACTTGCTATCGTTGTCGGCCCACCCAAATTGTACTCTCATAAGTTCCACCTTTACATTAAATTGAAGTTCACCAATTGCTTTAAAAAGACAGTCTGTGAGCATGTCGAAATATTTCTTCCCGATCATGACGCCAATAGCAGCCAACTCCTTGCGGAACTCTGCTCCCTCAATAGCCTCGCGGTTTGGTATTATTAGTGTCCGCACCCCATCTAGCGGCATGTGCAGGCGTATGATGACCACATCACCTTTCACTGTGTCCTGCATACGTTTCACCACGTAAATGTCGTGGGGGTACACAAAGGTTGGGGGGCTCTCTTCGTCTGGTGCTCGGCGGTACATACCCCCGTTAGCGCCTCTGAAATACGGCTCTGGGTAGACAGGGACTTCATACGTCCTCTTAAGAGAGCCATCTTCTGACTCCTCAATGATGATGTTGTCCTCGGGCGTGGCTTCCCTAACTTCCGTGCCTAGTACGATGGGGCTCTTGATCTTGCCTTTAAATTTGCACCCTTTGCAGCCACCGTGGTTATGACGCTCAAACACCTCACACGTGTGAGGGCCTAGGATGTGGCTGATCTTCCGTTCAGTTTCGCTAGCGTCGTACCCCTCATAGCCTTCCGATAACTTATGTATGGCGGTATCACGGTCAACGCAAAACTTAGCCACGGACAGCGCATCAAACCAGCGGGGTTCTTCTAGGTTTGCGCTACTCTCATAGCAGGATAACAGTTGCTGGCACCCATCGCCATTGGCGCTACGGCGCATGATCTTTGCGAAGCTATTGGATGACGCTTCCATAACCATCTTGGTTAGTTCGCTTAGCGCCCGTTTGGGTGGTGGGAGGCTGACAGGCTCCTCGCGCTGTTCAGGTATTTCCATACCCAGTAGCGTTTTGAACACCTTAAAGGGCACCGCAGCCGCACTGCTGATAACCTCAACAAGGCTAGGGGTTTCTCCCTTAAAGTTAGATGTACCGGGCACACGCAAGACGCGGGCGACTTCAAATACCGCAGGGTCCACAACCAACCCATGAGCATTGCACAGGTCACGTAGATGAGCGGCTACAGGCTCCCACTGCTCGCGGGTTATCTCCTCAGTGAGCGCCCAGTATATGTGTAGCCCGCGCCCTGAATTGACGACGATAGGACGAGGCAGATTAACTTCCCCGCAGAACTTACGGAGTGCGGACAGCCCGGCGACTTGATCGATGTACCCCTTAGGGCGTCCTGTTTTAACGTTAACTAGGGCCTTGTCGGGGCCGCAGTCGATGTCTAGCCAGAACGCCTTGAGAGATTCAACATTGCTCTTAAGGCGGTTTTCATCCGTGGCGAACTTAGCCACCGCAAAGTAGACATCCCGTCCCTGTTCCAAATATTGCGCGGCAAGTGCGTCTGCCTCTGCGCGTGTAGCAACAGATTTCTGGCGTACTGCTTTGCCTTGAATACCCACTATTACAAACCACCCACCGGACGGCTGCACAGTGCTGAGAAGGTCGAACTGCGTCATGAGCACCAAAGGGCGCGGGGTTAACCCCGTTTGTGATTAAAATTGTAGGGTGTATAGACCCTAACTTAGCGAGTCGGCGTAAGCGTCAATCGCGTCTATAAGCTCGGACTTCACTTGCGTCCGGCCACAGAACCAGTTGTAAACGGTGGCCCTACTTATGTTAAAGCGCGAGGCCACTTCAGACGCAGGGATACGCTGTGCTATGCACAGCCTCCCTAAACGGACACCCAGCATATCGCCGTCTGCCTCGTCGTTTGTGTCTACTAGCCTCGCGCTATAACCATAACTCATATTGGCTACTCGTCCCCGTCGCCCCAAGCGCTGACTACATCGGCCAGATTGCGCTTAACTTCGACGGGGGTTTCAACCTTCTTGGACTGCCGCTTCACGGGTTCCGCGATAACTTCTTCTTCCGGCTCGTCGCTACCAAATTGGAAGCTGTTAGCCTTCGGTGCAGGTTCGGGAGCCGCTGCGGTAGCAGTAGCAGTAAACACTTCAGCCTTAGCAGCCGAAGGAAGGAGTTCAACCTTATCCGTCTGCGCCACCGTTAGCATGGTGTACTGCTTGACTTCCGGACGAGTCTTAACTTCCTCAACCAGTGCAAACTCTGCATCGCTAGTCTCACGAACGGGGCGGAACAGCAGCTGCATAGAGGCGGCATTGAGGTCGTACGCAATCTTAGTAACCACGCCGTCGATGCTGAAACCGTTGGAGGGAAGGAACTTAATGTAGCTCTCGTACGGATGTGTGTTGCCTACGCCCTTACCAAACAAGGACTTTGCAGGAATATTGAACTGGTAGATATCGCCGGAGTCATCGCCCTCTAAGATCACGGCAATGCGGCGTTGGAAGCGACAGGCACGGCCCTTACCGTTCTCACCTGAGCCATCCACGTTATTGGGGCAGCTTCCGCAGTTGGCACTTTGCTTATCTGATGCAGCGGCTTCCGGCTTATCACCAAGGTTCGACCAGCAGTTAGGCAGGGTCGGCTTGGCATCGGGGTCGTACTTACCGGCATAATAGATACGGGACACCTTAGACAGCATACCGACGATGATTACGTTGACTTCACCACGCACTGCATTGCCAACCTGCTCACCGTTGATGATGCGCTTGAAGGTGCCGTTAGTGTTGGTTTGGATGCGGCGCATCTGGATAGTGGACATCACCGACTTAGTGAGGTCGCTAAGTGGACGACGACCAGTGTTGGTCAGCGCGTCTTTTTGTTCGAAGATAGTGACGTTAGACATAAGGTATATCCCTTACTTTGCCGTGGGTTTACGGACTTGGATTGTGAATTTTCGGTCGGCTTGTAGGCCGATGGGGTAATCGTCTGGGTTCTCTTCCAGAAACTGCTTCATATTACCGTTATGGAGGCGTTGCTCCAGCAAAAACGGCACGTCGTGGGTTTTAATAAACTGGTACATAGAGTCCCAGTCCGTCGTCCAGTAGCGGGATGAAACGCGCCGCGAAACAGTCCCTACTGGTGTCTTGATGCTATCTAGATTCTGCTCGTTACAAAGGTCAAGCAGCTTGCCGCTAACGATATCAAATTGAGCCTTGAGTTCGGCAATCTCGGCTTCGTGTTCCTCTTCCTTCGCCTTAATGGCATTGCGTATCTTAAGATACACGGACACCACCTCGTCGAGGGGCATTCCTAAATCAACCACTGGTTTGCTCCTTCTTATGCGACGCCACAATAACCTAACACTTTACAGTGTCAAGGGGCATTTATCTCTTGGCGGTACAGATCGATAATTTTCTGGTGGTTGTCGATGTTGCCTTGCAGCATTTTGTAGAGGCGCTCCTCCACCTCACTGCCGTGTATGTGTACGATGGACATGGAGTTCTTCTGCCCCGGCCTGTTGATGCGGGCGTTGGCTTGCAGGTAGGTTTCCACACTCGTAACCGGTGCGTACCATATAATAGTGTTAGCCGCTGTGAGCGTTAGCCCGTGCGATGCAGCCTGGGGTTGGATAATAAGCACTCGTGGGTCTTTGTTGTTCTGGAACTCCG